GTACTTGTAGCTGATTCCACCGCTCGAATACGTTCCAGTTGCAGCATCGCTGAAATCTGCTGCGCCTACACCGCCGCTAGGAAAAAAAGCGAAAGTTGACGCCGACAGAGCTACAAGTGTGCCGCCTCCGTATTGCGCCAAAGCAAGTGAGCCAGAAGTGTTAATCGTTACGCCAGCACCAGCCGTAATGGTCGATGTGCCAGCGCCTTTATTTGCGATGAAGATTGTGTCACCGGTCGTGAACACCGAGTTGTTGACCGTGATGGTTGTTGCGCCTGCGTTGTTCATGATGACGCGCTTGCCAGCGTCACCGACTACCAACACGTAGTTTGCGGTCTGATCGTTGATTGGCAGGTTCGTAATGTCGTTAAGTTGCTGCGCTGTGAGCACTGCCCCAGATACGAATGGGAATGGCGTGGTCATGGTTTCATCATCCTAATACGTTCGTGCCGTCAAGTTGTCCGTACACCAGGTCATCCAAAATCAGCTCATACACAATGGTGGTTGGGCTGGTGTAGAACGTGACGGTATGGCCACGATTTACGTCAATCACGCCATTGATGCCCTCAACGGCAAGCTCCGTAGCAAGCTGTGTACCCAATCCTGGAATGGTCTTTTCAATGCTGATTGTGTCACCAATGTCAATGGTGGCAACATCGTCGCGTTGCGTGCTGGTCAGTGATCCGAACCATGTGGTGACGCTGGTGTACCGGGGCTCAGGGTCGGGCTCGAGCAGATAGGCAGCCAGGTCATCAACCTGACCTTGAATGTGCAGCAGGCTGTTTGTGATTGATTTGCTTTGCGTGAAATAGGTGGCGATGCTTGCCGGGTCGCTATCGGTAGCAGTCTTGCCGTCAAGCGCCTGAACATAAGCGCGATTGATTACGTTGTCTGCGTCAAACTCAACCTCAAGGTTTTGATATTTGGCACCAATGCCATCATCCTTGAAGCTGATGATTGGCGCGCTAAGCGTGGCTCCGATGCGTGGCTCAAACGTCAAAACGCCTGCCCGGCTCATAAACAGCCTGCCCTGCTCGGCCTGATTGATCTGCTGCAGATAGGCAAGCGTGTTCGTACCGGCTGCGACGTTGTATGAGCTGTCATGGCCCAGATCAACGGTGCCATTGTCCAATGACGTAGTGCCCTGGTAGTCCACCTCGGGCAATGCCAGTACGGTGGCTATGCGTTCGCCCGAGGTTTCCGCACTCGGGTTGAACGCATCCAACTGCGTTTGTGCCAACAAATAGAAGTCATCGGCGCACTCGACTGCCACAGTGTTTGGGCCTGCCTGGGCAAATTCGTAGGAATAGCTGAGCACGTACCCGACGAACAGATACTCGCTGTTACGCGATAAACGCACTTTGCGTAATGGTGCTAAGCCTGGTTGGCTGTTGGCTGGATCGTAGTAGGGGCTGCTGGTGTCGTACGGCCCGAGGATGCCTGTTTCGTCACGCATAACGAATTGCATCGTGCCTGCACCGAATTGATAGTCCGATTTACGCCTGCCACGGTTGTAACTAATCAGCGTCGTGAACTCTGTAATGTCCGCAAATTGTGTTGTGCCGTCTAGTACATACTGCGTGTTGTTGAGCAGGCCTTTGGTGGCGCTGTCCAACGTAAATGCATCAACCTGGAAGCCAGTGTCCAGCTCGAGCAGGTAGTCACCTGATTGAACGACTGACGTAGCCATTAGATCGCAATCTGCAGGTCAAGCGGCCCCGAGCGCCGGTTGTAATCGGTCAAGGCTTCCACGATTTTGTCCCCGAGCGTTGCCTCAGCCACGGCTGCGTTCACGGTGATGTTGATTGGTCGGTTGGCTGCGTTGCCCAAGAATCCAGCAAGGCTCTCGTTGGTTATGCCTGCGTTGAGGCCGAATAGGCCTTGTGTGCTTTCTACGGCAACAGCCATACCGCCGCCACCCATACCGAGGCCTCCACCGCCGCCTCCGCCGCCTCCGCCGCCTCCACCACCGCCACCGCCGGTCGGCGCAGGCAATGACAATGGGGCAATCGCTGGGATGCTAGGTGCTCCCATACGTTCAACAAAATCGGGCCCAGCAGTAACGCCACCACCACCGCTACTGCCACCACCGAACCTCGGCAGGGAAATGTTGCCAACTTCTGGAACACGCGGAATGTCTCGGAATGGATTTACTCGGTTCGCGCCATCAATTGCTTTGTTAATGATGCCAATAATTCCGTTAACCATGCCAGCAAAGTTGTTGGCAATGGATTCAAACACTGAAATGATTGCATTGCCCATTGCAATAAATGCGTTTTTGACACCGCCAGTTTTAGCGACCAGCACACCAAAGCCTGCGACCAATAGCGCTACAGCTGTTACGACCAGGCCGATTGGGTTAGCAGCCATCGCAAAGTTCAACGCCAGCTGCGTGACCGTAATGACTTTCATGACCGCGTTCAGCGCAATGATTGCGCCAGCCAGCGAACCAACAACCGCCATGACCGCCAGCACCTTGTCGGTGTTGTTCTGTACGTACACAGCGAACTTTTGTAGTACCGGCAGTAGGCGCTCGAGGATGGGCAGGAACGCCGCACCGATGGACTCCTTAGTTTCGCCAATGGTCAGCGATAGGCGCTTCATCTGACCTTCAGCGCTGTTGGCTGCTACGGCTGCCGATCCGCCGACCGTGCCAGCCACAGCCATAAACACCTCGTCCAGTGACGCGCCTTCTTTAATCAGGCTGCGTACTGACGGCAGCAACGTGCCTAAGGCCTTCGTATTGCCTCCGTAAGCCTTGGCAATGGCATCTGTGGCTGTGCCTAAATCAACGCCTGTTGCGGCTGCGATGTCGAGCGCCAGCGTCAAGCCGTCCTGGGCTGAGGTCATCTCGCCGGTCACCTGGACTAACGATGCCAGCGCTGGGCGTAGCTCATCGTCAGCCACTGCAGCCTGCATCATCGTTTTTTCAATAAACGCCTCAGCAACCTTGACGTTGGCTTCCCCGGCAAGCGTGTTATTAGTAATCGCTTGGGCGAGCAGCGCTTGTGCTTTGGCATCCTCAATGGCTGCTTTTGTCGCGTCACCAATAACGACAGCCAGGCCACCAATCGCAGCTGTAGCCGGTAGGGCAGCTTTCTTTAGGGCGAACTGGGCTTTAGCGCCAGCGCCCTCGAGGTTCTTGAACTCGGCAACGGCCTTACTAATGCCCTTGCCGTCAAACTCGCTAATGATGGGGATTGTTACAGCCATTAGCGAGTCAGTCTATTCGTCGTAGCCTTGTTGATTTTTTCAACGACATCTTCCAGGTTCTTATTGACCTGATCAGCGTGACGCTCATACGAAGGCCACATCAAACGCGACGGAGCGCCATACAGACTTGATAGCGCTGATGCCAGCCGATTAGGTGCGCCTCGACCAGCCATGTCAAAGATTGTGCCTGCCGGGCTTTTCATTGTCACACTGAACACGGCAAGACTGTTGCCACGCCTGCGATTGCTGAACCGCGCAATGATGCTCTTGCTAACAGCACTCTGCGCCCAGGGCATTAAACGTCCGCCCTTCCAGTTACGTGACATGCCCGACAAGGGTAGATTCACGACCTTGCCTCGAGCATCCTTGACAATCGGATCCACAATCGTCTTGAACTCTTTCTTGATTTCTTTGGCGAGCTCAGGCTCCATGCGTTGCAACTCGCGCAGCGTCTCCTTCACGCCCACAACGGTTACGGATGTCTCAGCCACGGTTTTGTTGCTTTCTCGCCAGCAGTAACACGGTAGCCAAATCCTCAGAATCAAACTCAACGTCCGGGGGCCACCACCCGGTAGCCAACAGCAGCTCCGCTAACTGGCGGCGGACGCTGTGGCTTCCGTAGGGTTTGCGTTGGCGGTCTCTACCACCTCAAAATCCTCAACGGACTGCAACCACGTGTCGTAATCACGACCTTCACGCTTATTGACGTTCAACTGATGCCACGCCATGTACATGATGTCATCGATACCGATACCGGCTTGCAGATCGCTGGCGCGGCGCTTGAACTTGCGTTCCCACGCAGCAGCCGTTGCGATTGTCGTTGTGACTTGCTCTGTAACCAATTCCGCTGCTGGTGTCTTGAACGACACCTTGATGGTTAGTTTCACGCCGTCACATCCTCAACCAACACGCCGCCAGTGATGGTGATTTCCACTTCGGACAGTTCACCGACCGAGCCGTTAATCAGGTCAAGCGACTCGAGGTAGCCACCAGTGATTTGGAACTCAGGGTTGGTTGAAGAGATGGCAGCCGAGGTTGGCTTCACTGCGACGTACACGTTGGTGCCGACCAATGCGGTCAGATCAACGTAGGTGCCTGGCGTTGCCGAGTATTCCATCAACAACGTTGCCGTGACGGTCACATTGGTAAGTCCACCGACGAACTGGCGGCCTGTGTTGCCAAATGACGTTGAGTCAAGCGCTTCACGCGACTTGGTGATCACTACCGACTTGCACTGGTCGGTCAGGTCTTTGATGCCGGCAAGGTTCGGGCCGATGCCGAATGTTGGGCTGGCAAGGTATGTGGTTGCATTAGCCATGTAGCGAATCTCCTCTACGTCGAGGGTCGCTGCTTACCCGATGGGCAGTCTAGTAGCGCTATGGGCTTACTTTGGTGTTAATCGTCAGCTC